ATCATTAAGACAACTAGTAGAATATCTTTGTGAAACTTATGATATACCTAAAGACTATAATGAATCTATATGGGATATAGATATAGATGCACTAAAAGGAAATAAAGGTATCTTTACACACAACTCAGTAAGAAAAGACAAGTCAGATATGTATCCTTGTCCAAGAGTAATACAAATGTTAAAAAACTTATAATTATGAAATTTAGAAACAACTGGAACACATCAAGAAAACAATGGGATAAATTTGCTATAAGACTTAGAGTAGGTATTATAGATTTCTTTACATTAGAAGTAGATATCTCTAGAGACTTTTATATGCTAACAATATTAAATTTAACAATTAAAAACAGGTAATCATGATAGATGACAAAAATCAGATCATTAGATCTATGAGAAGTTATGAAGTAGGAGGATCAACGGATGATTCTTGCATGGAAGAATATATGGATGCTTCTGGTAAAAAAAGAAGGAGAAAAAAGAAAGGTGGTTGTGGAAAAAGTAAAACAATTAGAGTTAGATCAACTAAAGAAAAAGTAGGACTTGGTGTTAAAGTAGGAGCTGGATTATTAGGAGGTTTAGCATTAGGTGCGGCAAATAAAAAATATGGTCTTATTGATAAACTTAAAGAAAAATTAAATTTAAAAAAAGGAGGCCAAGTTAAAAAACAAATGGGTGGACCAATAGGAAATGGTAAATTTTTAAAAAATAATCCTAAGATTGCAGCTAAGATTGCTAATGCAAAAACAGTAATAAGAAATGTAAAAAAAATGGTAAAGCCAAGAACTAAAGGATGATTTTTAATTATATCTCTCTAAGCATAGAAATCCAGGTAACTTAAATTATCTGGATTTTTTTATTTAAATATTTTTTATTTAAACATATTTAGTATATTTGTTTAAACTTTAAATATATAATCATGGAAAACCAACAAGAACAAGAGCTGACTCAAGAAGAATTAGCTGAAAGAAAAGAACAAATGCTTTCTTTTTATGTAGAATCATTACCTTATTTAGAGGCACAAGTTAAATATGAAACTTTGTTACTACAAATAGATGAAGCTAGATTTAAAAGAAGTAGTATTCAAATGCAGTATGCTATGATGTTACAATCTCAGAAAGAACAACCAGCAGGTGCTGATTTTGACATAGACAAGGAAACTAAGTCTGATCAAGATAAATCTAAAAATGAGTAATAATGGCTTTAGTAAACCAAGTACAAAAACGTGTTGTAATGTCTATTCAAGATATTATTAAATTTCAGATACTAACTCACTGTTATCTTAATAGAATAACAGTGAGTAATTCTGACATAGAGTGTTTGACTTTATTAAGTTTAATAGAACCAATAGAATTAACACACTTTTGTTATGATGCTTCAGAAGAACATAATATATTTAAGTCTTCTCAGACTGTAAGAAATTCTATAAATAAATGTGAGAAACATAACTTAATTATAAAAGATTCTAATAATAAAAAACTCATATTAATTAATCCTGATATGAAAATACAAACAAAAGGAGATATATTACTTGACTATAAATTTTTAGGAAAATGAATCCCAAAAAATCAAACAAGTTATATAAAGAAGTTTCAGAAGAATTAAATTTAACAGAAGATTTAGTTCAAGATTTTATTGAGTTTTATTATAAAGAAATAAGAAAAAATCTAACTGATCTTTTACATCCTAGAATTAATGTAGATGGTTTAGGACATTTTGTAGCAAAAACTTTTATAATTAGAAAAGCTATTCCCAAATATCAAAAATTTTTAGAAGTACAAAGTACTGAAACTTTTGCTGAATACTTTAATAAAAAAAATACAGAAACAAAATTAAATGCATTAATAAATTTAGAAATTAAACTTACTGAAATAGAACATAAAAAAGAAATATTTAAACAAACTAAATATGACAAATATACTAAAGACAATTTGGAAGAATAAATCTCAAATCATGGAAGGTATTAAGAATGCAGTACTTAGAGATGAATTTGTAGAAGATGTAGCAAAACTTAGACATGAAGTATGTGACAGTTGTGAATTAAAAGGAAAAAAATGTGCAGTAAGAGGTACTGCTCCTTGTTGTAATGAATGTGGTTGTTCATTAGCATTTAAGACTAGAGCTTTATCATCAGAATGTCCTCATCCTAATGGTCCCAAATGGAAAGCTATTCTTACAGAAGAAGAAGAAGATAAACTTGATGAATTATGAGTATAGTATTTCAAGCATCAGATCATACTTATAAAAGTATAGATAATTCTGATAAAATTAATTGGATAAGTGTAACTACACTAGTATCTCATTTTAAAAAACCTTTTGATGCTAAAGCAGTAGCTGCTAAAGTATCTAAAAGTAAAAGATCTAAATGGTTTGGAATTGAACCTATTGCTATTGAAGCTATATGGAATGCTGAATCAGATAGAGCTATGACTCTAGGTACCTTTTATCATAATCAAAGAGAATCTGACATATGTGGATTAGCATCTATGGAAAGAGAAGGAATAGTAGTTCCTATATTTCCTCCATCTGGAGAAAGTGATGGTATTAGATTAGCTCCTCCACAAAAATTAGATTCAGGTATATATCCTGAACATATGGTATTTCTTAAGTCTGCAGGTATATGTGGTCAATCAGATTTTGTAGAAGTAGTTAATAATAAAGTAAATATTATAGATTATAAAACTAATAAAGAAATTAAAAAAGAATCATTTAAAAATTGGGAAGGTATATCAGATAAAATGAGTCCTCCTATATCTTCATTAGATGACTGTAATTTTAATCATTATGCTTTACAACTAAGTATTTATATGTACATTATATTAAAGCATAATCCTAAACTTATTCCAGGTAAAATGTTTATACAACATATATCATTTGAAGAAGAAGGTAAAGATGAGTTTGGATATCCAATAACTAAATATTTAGATAATGGAGATCCTATAGTAAATGATATTACATTAATGGCAGTACCTTATCTTTATGATGAAGTTCTTGCTATTATAAATTATATAAAAGATAACCCAATTAAAAAGAAATAATATGTTAGTAAGACTATTTGATGTACAAAATGGTATTGTTGTACCAACAGAACATTGCTATACACTAAAAGCTTTAAAAGATATAATGGATAACTATCCAGAAGAACATCTTAAGATATACTTGTATTTATTTTATATGACATGTCCTAATCCAGATATGAATCCTTTTTTCTATGCACCTGATATAGATAAAGAGTATTTAATTATGAAAGAAATAAATGGAGATTTTTCATTAGAGGATGATGATATCCATACTGCTTTACAGTTTTGCCAGAGAATGTATGAAACACCAACATCTAGAGCATACAAAGGTATTGCATCTATGTTAGATAGATTAGCAAGATATATGGAGAATACACCTATTACAGATGGAAGAGATGGTAATATAAATTCTATAGTTGCTGCAGCAAAAAACTTTGATCAGATTAGAGCTTCATTTAAAGGAGTATATAAAGATTTACAAGAAGAACAATCTAGTAAAGTACGCGGAGGTCAAGGTCTTGCCTATGATAGTTAATTATGGATGACATTTATAAAGATATTCCCACATGGGATAATGGTACATGGACAACAACATCTTTTGATTCAAGAGACGAGTGGAGAGATTTTTTATTTTCTATATTTAGAGAACCTGGAAAATATGAATTTAATGAAGCAACCAATGAAGTATTTATTGCTGAGTCTAAAAAGTTTAGAGAAACTAAAGTATATTGTACTGCACCATTTAAATCCAGAGACTTTGTTAATTACTGGGATGATCAGAAAAATAAATGTAGACTAGGAGTATTAGTTAAATCAGATAATAAAACATGGTATCTTACCAGAGATTATTATATGTGGTTAAACTTCTTACCTATCTTTGATAAGGAACAACAGAAGTTTGACTTTGCTCAAATAAGGGATGCACAATATCATATGGCATTATATGAAGTGCTTGCAGAACTATTCTATTTACATGCTGCTATACTAAAGAAAAGACAGATTGCATCTAGTTATTTTCATGCAGGAAAACTAATTAATCAGTTATGGTTTGAAGCAGGGGTTACCTTAAAGATGGGAGCTAGTCTTAAAGATTATATTAATGAGAAAGGTACTTGGAAATTTTTAAATGAATATGCTGCATTCTTAAATGAACATACTGCTTGGTACAGACCTATGTCTCCAGATAAAGTAATGATGTGGCAACAAAAAATTGAAGTAAGAAAAGGAGATAGAAAAGCTGAGGTAGGATTAAAAGGAACTTTACAAGGAATGTCTTTTGATAAAGATCCAACAAATGGAGTAGGTGGACCAGTT